CGATGACTGGATGGATGGCCGCCGCAGTCGTCACACTGATGATACGGATGTGCTTCTCCGTATACACCATGTTATCGGAGAGCTGCCCACGTATGGTTATCGTCGGGTATGGGCGCTGCTTCGCAGACAGGCAGAACTTGATGGTATGCCTGCGATCAATGCCAAACGTGTTTACCGGATCATGCGCCAGAATGCGCTGTTGCTTGAGCGAAAACCTGCTGTACCGCCATCGAAACGGGCACATACAGGCAGAGTGGCCGTGAAAGAAAGCAATCAGCGATGGTGCTCTGACGGGTTCGAGTTCTGCTGTGATAACGGAGAGAGACTGCGTGTCACGTTCGCGCTGGACTGCTGTGATCGTGAGGCACTGCACTGGGCGGTCACTACCGGCGGCTTCAACAGTGAAACAGTACAGGACGTCATGCTGGGAGCGGTGGAACGCCGCTTCGGCAACGATCTTCCGTCGTCTCCAGTGGAGTGGCTGACGGATAATGGTTCATGCTACCGGGCTAATGAAACACGCCAGTTCGCCCGGATGTTGGGACTTGAACCGAAGAACATCCGTCCTTAAATAAGTAACAGCACCCTCTGGTGTTTTCGTATGCAGTGTCTATGCGACAGACACTGCGCTCTTAGCATGGGGCAGGGAATAACCAGGCTATTTCTCCATGCACAGGCCAATTATGAAAGAGGAGAGGCTTAAGTTCTTGAACCCTGAACGAATAACGACTACCAGAAAAGCACTTCGCATCACTCAGACATGATTTAACATAATATACATTATGCGCACCAATGGTAAGGATGGCAGAATCTGGCGGGAATCGTTGACACTGGCCGTCAACTGGCTACTATCGACAGTGATTCAAAATCATCCGTTTCTCCAAACGAATCAGAATCAAATGTCTGTCAGCAGTAAGTGAACGGCCTGACCTCACCAATCAGGCCTGTTCATCCAGTTAGTTGGTAAATCTGTACCTGATACACGAGAATCAAACACCACTTCTTCAGTGCCATCACCATGATGCCGGATAATCTGGTAACCGGATTGCGGGTTCTGGCTCTCAGCTTCATAAGCAGCCCGGAATGCTGGATCTTTGAGAAGCATCACTTTCAGCTCCTGATGTGTCATGAATTTTTCCATGATAAGCCCCGATGAATGCTGCCGCGCCGAATCAGCCATAACGCTGAAAATGGAAACTGTACGGCTTGGCCAACCCCGGACAGCAACAAAACAAGTTTTGTCACTGACCGGCGTTATCTTTCAAAACAGACAGTTAACGATTTTTTGTCTGGTGTTTATGCGTGAAATTTCGTGCGTACGAAATTCACCACCAATAAACAAACGGACGATGACTGACCGGAAAAGCAATGCCGTCAGCATCATGACCACGCATTACCTGATTGAGAAGCCTTCTGACTTCACGGCGCTCAGGCCTGGTCATCATCATATTGCGATACCAGGACGGCGATTTATCAAACCATCTGGCACAACTGGCAAAATGTGAACCTACACGACGATAAGACTTAAGGCGGCCACCGGGAAGTCGGTCACGCGCCTTATTTTTTACAGACATAATAAATCCTCTAAGTAACTGAATACCTAGAAGATGTCGTACTGTTCATACCCCATAAAAGTTAACGCCATAATAAAAATCCATACAATCAGTTCAGGTTGTCCCGGAACAGTTCACCGCTCCTCGCGGCGCTGCGGGGCGTCGCCCTGCTCCGGTCAACCTTTCTGACCTGAAGCATCACCATAATATCAGTCTTGTTGCTTTCACTGGTACGGGAACCGAAGAAGCTCCAGCCGGAACTGGCCTTACTGTCTTTCTGTTCAGCAAGGCCACCAAGTAAAATAATATCACCATCTGCAAGGCTGACTTCGGTTGTTACATCACGCTTGATAAGGGTTGGCGAGTTATTGACGCCGGTTTCAGTGGTCACAAAGTTGGAAAGCTGCTGCTGAATCTTGAGATCCATTGTCCGACTTTTGATTGATGGCGTTACGTTAAACAAAACACCGCTGGAACGATATTCAACGGATTGCGTGGTCGTATTGTTATTCACCGTAACACTGCCCAGTACTGGCACATCAGAGCCGACTGAAAAAGACGCTGAGGCATTATTTTTTACCCGCAGTCGTGGCGCACTGACAACAGTAAAACGACTGTCGGTTTTAAGCAGATTGAAAATGGCATCAATGGAGCCGGTTCGAATATTGATAAAATTATCCAGTCCGGCAGCACCAACTGAAATATTGAATTTATCAGACAGAATTTTAGCCGCTAAAAGAATGCCGGAGCCGTCAGACTGCGAGGTCTGAACCTCAAAAACATAACCAGAAACAACCACTTCATCACTCATCGTATCCAGCGAAGTGACCAGTGTTTTCAGGATGGCGATATCCTCTTTCGTACCATAATAAACCAGAATATCACCGGTTCGATTAATGTAGTTGCTTGCCCCTGATGAACCTTTTAGCGAATCGTCAGAAATCACGGCTCCACTGTTATTGAAGGAGCCTGAAACGTAGCCGCCAAGAATATCAGACAGGTAGGCAACAGAACGGTACTGAGGCGTATAAGTCCATGTATAACGTGGCTTAACCGGCTCTTTCGGCGTATAGGGCGCGATAAAATCAACACCCTTTTTCGTCCATATTCGAATGTTCATATTGCCAAGATAACGGGTTACAAATTCCCGTTCATCAATATCAGGTGTTAACCTGAATGTAATCATTCGTTCATCATTAACAAGCTGTGGATCTAGCATATACGGGACTTTAAGCACCTCACTATAAATAAGAGAAATAGCCTCCGGTAGCTTGACTTTATTTAATTCAAGCTCTGACCCTGCGAAAGCACATGAAGAAAATAGTAGCGTTAATGCGAGTAAAATCTTTTTCATTATTTTTTCCCCGTATAAAGCGTCACACGCTCACCATCAATAATTCCGCTCATCAACATCCCTTTGTAATTAAAACTGGATGCAGGAACGGCACGCAAAACACCGGCACCGTTAACAAGAATCACAAACGCCCTGCCTTCACTGGTCATTCTCCCTGATATACGCCACTCGGTTGAAAGTGGCGGTTCAGCTGGTTCTGAGGGAGTATCTGGTGCTGGAGTAGCAGCGGAAGAACGAAACATGGCCGCATCACGTACATCTGTTGTAGCCAAATCTGGCGAGGGATCGCTTCGGCCAAACGTGCTGAAAAATGAGTAAATCAGCCAGCCTGACCCGATAAACATCAATGGAAAAAGCACAAGAAAGAACCTGACTTTGCCAGAATTCCAGATGCTCTGGCGTTTATCTGTCTGCTTTTCATTACCGTTATTTCCTTCATAGCTTTTATAAAGTTCAAAAATATCAGGGTTATATTTATTGCGATAACTGGTGACGAGGTTGCTTTTATAGATTTTGTGGCCTGAATATACGTCAATGCAGTAATGATTATTCAGGCCCAACGCTTTCAGCTTGCGCATCCGGTAAGTTGTTTCTATTTTGTCTTTCAGAAAGCGAGCAATATTAGAAAGTGACTGATTTACAATAACCAAATCACAGCTAATACCCGTTTCAGGGTGCGTAAAATGACGATGTTCAGCAATAAATGATTTCTTCTCAGCCGTCATATCCTTATCGCTACCGAAGATTCGCCATGCTTCATCAATAACAATTAAATCACCAAACTGGCAAAAGCTCCCTTCCCCACCTTTAAAAGGAAAGAAATCTGCTTTAAGCACATCATCATTATCCACAACAATAATTTCTCCCGTTGCATCAGGATAACGTTCGGTGATTTTATCTTTTTGTAAACCATAAATGTTCGTCATAACTCTCCGGCCGCTGGTAAATGCAGGAATAATGACATTGCAAACGGCTTCATAACTTTTTCCTGAGCCGGGTATGCCAATATATGCAGAAATAGCCATAACTCACCCTATAACAGGAATACGTCGAATAATAAAACGAGTAGCCATTGCGGAGATAATCATACTAATCCCCTGTGGTAATTTACTCAGGTTAATGAAGTACCAGAATCCGTCTGATAAATTGGCAAACAGCGATGAGAGATTGCTTGAATCTGGCAGTAACTCAACAAGGATTTCAACGAAGCCCTGGACTACAAAATACAGCGCAAAGAATACGACGAATTTAATAATCAATGACCGGAATACAAAACCTAACAAAGTATTTAATGCACTAATCAGAATCCCAAACATAGTTGCACTCCTTTAGGCACTCAGAATAATACGGAGCGCAACAAATCCCCATATAATCAGAAAAATGGTTTCTACGGCGCTTCTGTTCTGCTCAATTAACGGACAATGGGAGGCAATTCTGTACTGGTGATTAAACACGCTGAATTCAACAACGGGGCAGGATGCTGAACGAGAGCCGATGTTAAATTCGTTTGTAAAAGGCAACAAGTTAATAATTGGCGTTAAAATATCTCTTGCCGTTGGCGTTTCTTCAAGCTCAGGCTCTTTTACACCGGGATCTTCTCCCAAATCTATATTGCCATTATTTCCAGTGTCAGACCCTGAGTTGTTATTAATGGTAATATCAATATTGACGTCAGCCCCTGCACTGTCAGATACAGGTGAAAGCATATCTAATAACGTTGGAGATAGCCTAAGTTCCGACATCGCAGAAGTTACTTCAGCCGGTGAAACCTCTTTAAACGGTAAGCCGTTATAATCGGCATTAACGGCAGCTTCAGACCACAGCTCGTTAATCATGTCGGCAAGAAGTGCTGGCGATACACTAACACTATCAAGATACTCCAGATAATCAATCATGGACTCAATATTTCCGGCCTCCAGTACTTCCGTCATGGCTTTATATTTGGTATTGGTCCAGATAGTAAGCTCACTCTTTTCATCAATATCTTTTGCGGTGTAATCCTCTTTTTCAGGAACGGCGCAAATCGTCGAATATCCACCATTTGACTGATTAGTCGTTTTACAAGGCGTGTTGTGATACTGATATTGCTTGCCTGCTGTTAAATAAGCAACGCTGTAATACATGGGAAGCCCTGCTACATTTTCATACATGGGAATACCTGCGGGAAATGAAGATGCGGCCGGGTTGCTATACAAGTGTGTAATCTCAGGTATTTCATAAAATGAGGAAGGATAAGTAAACTTATAATTCTGTTCAGTAAAGGATACATCTCCATTACTGTTGACAACTTTATTCGTCACAGTGCGTTCAAAATTCGTTAGTGTTTCAGTATAAGTACGCGAGTTATAGTCATTAAGATAAT